TGAAGCCTATCCATTTTAGCTTGTGCTTGAGTATACTCATCATCTATAGAAAATTTTTGTTGGATAGATAGTTCTTCTTGTAAAGATTCTGTTCCACCCTCAACTAATCCTGTTTTTAATCCACCTTTACCAAACACTTCATTAATAAAACTTCTATGTAAAGGTCCATTTTTTGCTTTAGCAATATTAAACATAGACCTAGCAACAAGAGCTTCTCCACCTACACCAATTGCAGCAAAAGGAACACCAATAGCTAATGATTGAATTGCTTGATCTGCATCAGTCATTCCCTGTTCAGCAAAATTACCAAAGGCTATACCAGCACCCTGTGGGTATTCCTGTGCAATAGCCCCGGTTACCGCTCCCCTTTTCATAGTCGAATACAAACCATTTAATAGGTTTTCTTCATCAGTAGAAATCCGATAGGGCAATCTTTTTTTACCTTCTCTTTGTGCTTGCATATTTGCAAATTTCTTTTTAGCTACATCTCTAATAATCTTATTAGTTGCTGTTTTTGCAAGCAAAGAAGGTCCAGCTATTGCAGATCCTGCATACGTGGCTATACCTGCAGTAGTTCCAGCAGCGCCAAACACTGCGGCAACGCCCGCTCCTGTTAAAGCGGCTGTAATAGAAGCAGCAGCAGAAGGAACAAACTGTCCTGTCGCACTAAATGCTTGGTTTACAAAACCACCAAAAGTAGGAGCGTCTAAAAACTCTTCAAAGTTTTCTACTGGTGCAAGTATATCTCCGGCTGCTTGTTGTGACGCAGTTGCATCATAAACAGCATCTTCTACACCAGACTCATTACCAACTAAACTGTTAGCAATACCTCTAAAATAATTAATGTTAGCGGCTAAGTTGTGTCCGCCAGCTCGCATACCCCTATTAAAAATACTAATTGGGTCTTCATCTGCAAATCTTTCCGGGCCTTTTCCAGCTGCAGCAGCATCTTGCTCTCTATAAAAAGATGCTTGGGTTCCTCCCCCTCTAGACTCTTGCTCAGCAGCAAAATGATTTAAAAAGTTTGGAGAAGGTTCGTATTTAGGTTTTGATTGTGTAAATAATTTAATTGCAGAGTCAGGGTCATCTGTAGTACCCGCAACTTTAGCTGTAGGAGAACCTGAACCAGGTTTTAAAATTCTAGACTGTTGAAGTAGATTTGAAGAGTAGTCTTTATAAGCATCTGGAGTTTCAAACTGAATCATTGCTGCAAGCAGACTTTCCCTAACTCCAGGGTCTTGTAAATCTATTTGTGCATCCCTAGCAAATCCAGTTTTTTGAGCAACAAAGTTTATATAATTATCTGTAGGGTTATTATCACTAGGAGGTGCAAACCGGTTAATTGCGCTTTCAATGGTTTTTATCCCATGACGCTGTCCATAATTTTTTAGTACTATGTCAGCGGCTCTTAAACCATATTCAGGGGTTTCAAACTGCGCATAATTTTCACCGTCATCACCAGTTTGGCCAAGCCAGTTGTTGTTAGGGTTATACCTAACATTTAACCAGTTATTGTTAACATATCCTTTTTGCTGGGACATGTTAGCTTCCTGTTACTTCTTTAGTTGCTACAAGATCTGGTACTTGACCCAGTGTGTAATTAAAAGCCGCCGTTCCAAGAATATCATTAAACGTTTTAGGAAGCACACTAAACTCTGTTTCCGCTCCAGGCTCACTTGCATTTACAAAAACTAATTCAACAACACCTTCACTGTTTGTTCTTTTTCTTACACGGCTTAAAGCTTCACTTGCTGGAATTTGAGTGTTTCCTGCAGGAAAGTCTCCAAACCAGTCCATAAAGCCAACTGAACCCTGTGAACCCAAAGCT